CGATGAACAGAAGGATAATAAGAAAAACAATTCCAGAGCTGTAATTCATCAAGTCGTCTTGCGGGCACGTCGGATGGCTCAAATCCCTTTTGAATAAACGCGCTAATTGGTAGGCGATAAAATATTGCACCGTTTTCCATAATAGCATGCCATAGTATGGCCCTTCCCGTAAGTGCAGATAGACCGAATATAATACAGTCTTCAACTTCGCCATGATGTTTTTGTAAGTCATAAAGATACTCCCTTTTTATTTGTGCATAAGTCGGTGGTATGTTTGCATTTAAGTAAGCCATGTTTGAATACTATCATCAAAGTCTCTGTAGTCTATTGTAATTTCGTCGCCTATATTTATATTTTTTAAAGCTATGCCATCATCGTTCACACTAGGGTTGTCACTGTGATTCATATATTTTTCATTGTCTAAACCTAATACAAGTATATTAGAATTTAATCTTCTTTCATAAGCATGGGTGTCTATAAGTTTTGCTAAAGCTAACGGCATTTGTGGTAATTTATTTTTATTAAATTCCATTTCAAACTCAGGTCTTTCTTCTTTTATCTTTTCACCTTTTTTTATATTTTCTTTTGAAAAAACTCCAACACCATGTATTTTACTTTTATCTAAATAAGTATCTATTAAAAACATTATTTAATGCTACCCCAATTAGGACCAGCTTCGTAGTCTACCTTATTTGGTATCTTCAAGTCAACTGCATTTTCCATTACATCTTTTATTTTAGCTGCTTCTAAATCATTGATAACAGATATATCTAGCTCATCATGTACCTGTATGTGTGGTGTAATACCTTCTTTATATAATTCTAACATAGCTTTTTTAGTCATGTCAGCAGCTGATCCTTGTATGAGTTTATTTAAAGCTTTGTATGTAAATGCTCGACGTGTTGGATTGTTATGCCAATAATTTTTTTTAGGATTACCATCTTTATCTTTTAGTATCTCATCCTCATCGTCTTTTAAGTATGGTCCCATCTTTTGTAGATCCTGCATACGCTCTTCGTCTTCAGGTGGTATGTATTTACCCCAGTCACTGCCGCGTAGTATTGGTTCGTATTTAGGAAATCGACATCTTCTACCCAACAAAGTTTTAATCTGTCCTTTGTTAGAGGCAGCTTTCATAACTTCATTCATCAATTGTTTTACGAATGGAACTCTTGAGTGATACTTGTCAAATAATTCCTCTGCTTTAAATTTAGATACACCTAACTCTGCTTGTAGTTTAGCTTTACCCATACCATAGAACAAACCTAAGTTAATTACTTTAGCTTGTGATCTTGGTATCTCTGCCATCTCTGCAACTATTTTGTGAAAGTCTGTTGATGAATCTGTATCGTATGAATCTGCAATTGTATTTACAGACGGTAAACCATAACGTAGTGCATAGTGTGCTACAAGTCTTGGTTCCTGTTGCGAGTAGTCAAAACAACCCCACTTGCATCCTTGTTCAGGTATGAACAAACTTCTTATCATTGGACCCAACACAGGATCACGTGCAGGTATTTGTTGTAGGTTTGGATTAGCATAACTAAATCTACCTGTGATCGTTCCTCCATCATCAGATCTAATTTGATTTATTTCTGCATGGATTCTACCTTTGTGTTCATGTTTTAATATCGTATCAATAAACGTTGTGTTTATTTTATTAATCTTTCTTGCTTCAGCTATCTTTTGTATGATAGGATGTTCGTGATTTGAAAGGAAATTTTTAGTAAACGATGGCTCACCGGATTTCGCAGTACGTTCGTAAGATAGGTTTAGCTTTTGAAAAACTTTTTCAATCGACCTTGCTGCCCATATTTGGGTGTCTATTTGTGTTTCTTGTTGAACTTCTCGCAATAACAGTTGCTCTTGTCCAATCAATTCCTTACGCAACTCGTAAGCTCTTTGAGTATCTACGCGAACGCCTAGGTAACGCATATCAACGAGACAAGGAAAAAGATCCGTTTCAAGATTAAAAATCTCTTCGAGATCATTTTCTATAATTAATTTTTTTACATGCTGCCAAAGTTTAAAAGTTAATTCTGCATCTTTCTCAGCGTACGCTCCAACCTCATGCGCAGGTAATCTCCACATGTCAGCTTTTGCATCTAATCCTCTTGACTTAGCAGCTTCGTTTAGTGCTCGTTCGTTTTTACCTTCGTTTAAAAAATGCCAAGACAAAGTATTTAGTGTGTATGAAAATCTGTTCTCATCCAATAGTGAACACGCAATCATTGTATCTACTATTAAACCATTGATATTTAAGCCTAAACTACGTATCCAACATACGTCATACATGGCATTATGAAATATTTTTGTAGCTGGACATTCAAGAATATCTTTAAACCATTCTATAGTTTTATCTCTATTCATATTAGGTCCCTCTTGGTGAGCAATAGGAAAATACCATTTGTCATTATATGTAGCCACAGCTATACCAACAACTTCACCATTACCAATAACTGCACCAGATCCTTTTGATTTTAAATCTGGATCTCTTGTTTCCAAGTCTATTGAAATCTCATCGTAAGATCTAAGATCAGGATACTCTGTAGGTTGAACCCATTCTGTTTGAGGCAATATCATTTATTCTTCATGTCTCTCATTTTTTTTAATTCTAATTGGCAGTAGTGTATTATCTTTTTAATATCCTCTGCACCACCTTTACGTTGATAGCGACAAACGTATTTAACAACGTTCCCTTGAAAGAACGATAGATCGTTTTTAGAAATAAACTCGTAAGGTTGAATGGGAAACTTAGTGTAATGATTCCCTCCGACCTGAGTATATTGTGGAAACGCTTCGTCCAATATATTTTTATCTGTCATAGTTGATACTCCCTTAATTTCTTTTTTGCTCTCAGTTTGTATAGATTATTTCGTGCTCTCGTAACTCCAACATACCACACTCTATGCTCTTCATCTTGTTTGTCAACACTTGATTTAATTCCTTGTTGTACAGTACGCCCTTGGTGCAAAGATAAAATTACATTATCTTCTTCACCACCTTTTATTGCATGAATAGTTGATAACCATATTCTTGCTTTTTCTTTTAAGTTTTCTTTAGATGCAATTAAATTTCTTAAATATAAAATTTCTTTTTGATCTGCCACGAACTTGTCGTACCATGGAATTTTAACATCCCAATTACCTGTAGGTATAAATTCTTTTATTGCACTTATTTCTTTCTCATCTAATATTTCACCCATTGTCCATTTGGTATACGCAGCTGCAGCTTCGTACATACCAACTTTAAAACTTTTACCTTTGTTACTTTGATAATAAAAATTTTTACGTTTTAAGTCTTTCATGATATCTAACAAATTGCTTTTAGTTCTCGTAAGTATCAACCACTTACCTTGTGTAAGGTCAACCTGATTAAGATCAGATATATAATGTGACTCACCTTCGTGGTCTCTTGGATAATATTTTTTTAGTTTTCTAATTCCAATAATATTATTAATAGGTCTTGTCGATTCTTCTTGAACAGCTTTTGATATACGTCTTGATCTTCTTAATACAATCTCTCTTGCAGGTTCTTTTACAAATCTAGTTACGTCGGCTCCAGCCCACGCATAGATAGCTTGATCGTCATCACCTGCTAAATACATTTGTTCACAATGATACTTTAATTTATCATATAGCTGCCACTGTAATGGTGATAAGTCTTGTGCTTCATCAATAAATATAGCTTTAAATACTGGTATCTTGTTAGAGTTTAATACTGCTTTTACAATATCGTTAAAATCAAAAAGATTGTTTTTTTCTTTGTATACCTGAAGATTTTTATAAATGTGATTTAATGTATCAAAATCATTAACTTGTTTTTTATCATGTTCGTTTAAATCAAACTCTTGTCGTATGGTTATATCTTTGTTTATTGATCTCTGTATCATTTGAAAGTATGGGTTGTTGCAAGTTAAGAAATGTGTTTCCTCTTCGTTGTACTTATCTGAAAATGAAACTCTTATATTTAATTTTTTACCAAGGTCTTCGTAATGATACGGCTGCATGATGTCTTCTTCATTTAATCCAAGTAAGTGATAACAGAATGCGTGTATTGTTTGAAAGTATGGAACTTCTTTTTCAGATACATCAATTCTCTTACGTGCTTCTTCTGCTGCTTTTCTGGTAAATGCAAAGTAACCTATCTTATGTAAAGGCACACCAATACGTTCGTACGCTTTTACACGTCTAATTAATCTAAATGTTTTACCGGTGCCAGGTGGTCCGTATATCTTATTGATCTTTTCCATTGGCTTTCTTAAACCCATCCTTGAGTGATCCAGTCCAGCCATATGATCCATGATGTGTTGTTTGTCCATCAACTACTCCATAAAATTTAAAACCTGATTTTTTAATTAAGTTACAAAAATTAACATCTTCACCCCACCATGTTCCATCTTGTGTAAAAGTGGTGTCCCAAAAATTATAAAAATATGAATTTGCTTTTTCAGATATTATTTCTTTTTGTTTTATTTTAAGGTGTGGATTATCTTTAATTAATTTTTCATAAACTCTTCTATGAATTAATGTTAAACCTGCGGGTCCAACTTTTAATTCTACAATACCTTTTTCATCTATTTCAATATTTTTTGGGTTATCAAACTCTACAGAAAATTTAACCACATTGTCTTGTGTTTTTTTTCTATAGGGCACGCAGATAGCGTCTTTATTTGCTAAAAGCATACGCCCTACAACATCAGGTTCAAACTCCATATCTGCATCTACAAACAATTGATAATCAAACCCTGACTCTAAAAACATTGCAGTCAATACGTTTCTACCGTAACCAACGTAAGGACATTTAAATGTCCCTATCTCTGCTGGCATTTTAGCGATAGTAAATTTATTAAATAATTTTACCAACGACAAACAGGTTGACACGTGCATCAAATCATACGTTGGCATAGATATATAAATTTTAGGTGGCTTCTTCATACTATATTCTCCTTATCTTCTATTTCTATTATTTCTTCTGGTATCTCTTCTTTTTCTAAATCTTCCTTAGGAAGCTTTAAAACTCGTAATGGTGGAAATGATTCTTCGTTGTCACCTTTTGGAAATCTTTTTTGACAATCAAACTCACCTTTCTTGATTCCAGTCTCCACGTTTTAATTCATCATAAAATTTATCGTATACAAAATAAAAATTATTATCTTCATGTAAAACTGCACCACTTTTAAAAGCAGCGTAAGAGCTAGCTTTAGGTCCATTAACATACATAAATAATTCTTTCTTCAACATGTCCACAGGGTTCGTGCCTGCAGGTGGTTGAATTGTCTCCATGGTTGCCCATAGTCCGTTTAATATATTCTGATACTCTTTTTCTTTGATGCTTGGTGGATATGTTGTTGTGTGGTCAGCTATTAGACTACGCATTTGTTTCATTTCGTTGAATTGTTTTATACTAGTTGCGTGTACTTGTACAATTTTATCTGCTGCAACTTCTACATTAAAAAAATATTCAT